TTTGAAGATGTACTTATGGCTTGCGTATTTTACGGCATGCCAATACTTGTTGAAAACAATAAACCAAGACTGCTTTATTATTTTAAACGCAGAGGTTATAGAGGTTTTGCAATGAATAGACCTGATAGAAAATATAGTAAATTATCTGTGACAGAAAGAGAAATAGGTGGTATACCTAACTCTAGTGAAGATATTAAACAAGCACACGCATCTGCTATAGAAACTTACATTGAACATTTTGTAGGTTTAAAAGATACAGGTTATGGTGATATGTATTTTCAACGCACATTAGAAGACTGGGCTCAATTTAATATAAACAATAGAACAAAGCATGATGCTTCTATTAGTTCTGGTTTAGCGCTTATGGCTTGTAATAAACATAGGTATTCACCAGTTAATAAGATTAAAACACAACCTGTTGACTTAGGTATAAAAAGATATGACAATAGGGGAACTACATCAAAAATTATAAGTTAAATGAATATATACACTAACTCAAATAGCGCCTTTCCAAGTCAGGTAGTCAGTGAAGCTGAAAAATCAAGTTTGGAATATGGTAGCCAAGTTGCTATGGCTATTGAATATGAGTGGTTCAGATCAGGTAGAACTAACGGTAATAGATACTTGACTAATTGGAATAACTTTCACGAGCTAAGACTATACGCTAGAGGCGAGCAGTCAATACAAAAATATAAAGATGAATTATCTATAAATGGTGATTTGTCTTATCTTAATTTAGACTGGAAACCTGTACCTATTTTATCTAAGTTTGTAGATATCGTTGTAAATGGTATATCACAAAAAACTTATGATATAAAAGCTTATGCTCAAGATCCTGAGTCTGTAAAGAAAAGAACTAGATATGCTTCAAAGATATATGAAGATATGCTAGCTAAAGAATATATAGAAAGTTTAAAACAAACTTTAGGTGTTGATGTTTATCAAACGCCACATCCTGAGCTTATACCAGAATCACCAGAAGAGCTTGAGCTTCATATGCAGTTAAGCTATAAGCAATCAGTTGAAATAGCAGAAGAAGAAGCTATATCATCTGTTTTAGCTCAAAACAAATACGATCTTGTACGTCGTAGATTAAATATGGATTTAGTAACTTGCGGTATCGCAGCTGCTAAAACTAGTTTTAATACAGCAGAAGGTATAACAGTTGATTATGTAGATCCAGCTTATTTGGTTTATTCATATACTGAAGATCCTAACTTTGATGACATATATTATGTCGGTGAAGTTAAATCAATTACAATACCTGAGCTTAAAAAAGAGTTTCCTAATATATCTGAAGATGAACTTAAGCGTATACAGGAAATGCCAGGTAATAGACAATATATAACTGGCTGGGGTGGATATGACGAAAATACTGTGCAAGTATTATACTTTGATTATAAAACATATCATAATCAAGTATTTAAAATAAAGCAAACTGATCAAGGGCTTATGAAGGCTATTGAAAAGCCAGATACATTTGATCCACCAGAAAACGATAACTTTGAAAGAGTATCTAGGTCTATAGAGGTTTTATACCACGGTGCTAAAGTATTAGGAACTGATACAATGCTAAAATGGGAGCTAGCACAAAATATGTCTAGACCATATGCGGATACAACTAAAGTAGAAATGAACTACGCTATATGTGCACCACGTATGTATAAAGGTAGAATAGAAAGCTTAGTTAGTAAATGTATTGGTTTTGCAGATATGATACAGCTTACACATTTAAAACTACAACAGGTATTATCACGTATGGTACCAGATGGTGTATATTTAGATATGGACGGTTTAGCTGAAGTTGATCTTGGTAATGGTACTAACTATAATCCTGCAGAAGCATTAAACATGTATTTCCAAACAGGTTCTATTGTTGGTAGATCACTTACTCAAGACGGTGAAATGAACAGAGGTAAAGTACCGATTCAAGAACTGCAAAGCAGTGGTGGTAATGCCAAGATAGCTAGTCTTATACAAACGTATCAGTATTATTTACAAATGATACGTGATGTGACCGGACTTAATGAAGCTAGAGATGGTAGTCTACCTGATCGTAATACTTTAGTAGGATTACAGAAATTAGCTGCTAATGCATCTAATACAGCTACTAAACATATTGTTCAGTCTAGTTTATTTTTAACTCTTAAAATGGCTGAGAATATATCGCTTAAAATAGCTGATGCATTGCAGTTTCCACTTACTGCTAACTCGCTTAAAAACTCTATATCTACTTTTAATAGTAAAACATTAGAAGAAGTTATAAACCTTAACTTACATGACTTTGGTATTTTCTTAGAATTAGAGCCAGATGAAGAAGAAAAAGCACAGTTAGAACAAAACGTACAAACTGCTATACAGCAAGGCGGTATTGATCTTGAAGATGCTATTGACATCAGACAGATTAAAAATCTTAAGCTTGCTAATCAAATGCTTAAAATTAAGCGTAAGCAAAAGCAGAAAGAGGATATGCAGATTCAACAGTCTAATATACAGGCTCAAGCTGATGCTCAAGCATCGACTGCAGAAAAAACAGCTATGGCTGAAGTACAAAAGCAAGAGGCATTAGCGTCTTCTAATATTAATTATGAAAAAGCTAAAAGCCAAATGGAGGTTCAGCGTATGCAAATAGCAGCGCAGATTGAAGCTCAAAAAATGCAACAGCAGTTTGAATACGATATGAAATTAAAACAAATGGATGTTCAAGCTATGCAACAAAAAGAAAGTTCAATAGAAGATCGTAAAGATAAAAGAACTAAAATACAAGCAACACAACAAAGTGAAATGATAAGCCAAAGGCAAAACGATGGCTTACCAATAGATTTTGAAAACCAGCCTGATGCTGGTATGGGTGCGTTTATGTAAACGCTATTTAATTATTTAATTATATTATATTATGTCAGAAGTAAAAACAAATGAACCTGTTAAACAGGAAGGTGACTTTAAGTTAAAGACTAAAAAGCAAACACCAAAAAAATTAAACAAAACTAGTAAAGAACAACCTGTAAAGGTTAATCTAAAAGAACCACTAGTTGAGTTAGAACCAGATGTTAAAAAAGTAGTAATACCAAAACAAGAAGAAGATGCCGTTCAAGCACAAGAGACAGATGATAGCAATGATGCTGTCGAAGAATCCAAAGACAGTAGCAACAGCGAAGGAGTGGTTGAAGAAGTACGGACCACCGAAGAAAAAGTAGAAGAATCTCCAATACAACTTGTTGAAGAAGAAGAAACTGTAGTTGAAAAGGTAAAACAACCTGAAGCTGTAGAAAAGAAACTACCTGAAAACATAGAAAAGCTAGTTGCTTTTATGGAAGAAACTGGTGGGACAATAGAGGATTATGCTCGTTTAAATGCTGATTACAGTAATGTAGACGATAAAACTTTATTAAAAGAGTATTACAAAAAAAATAAACCATATCTAGATAATTCAGATGTCGAACTTTTATTAGAAGATTTTGACTATGATGAAGATGTAGATGAGGAAAGAGATATACGCAAAAAGAAACTTGCGTTTAAAGAAGAAGTTGCAAAAGCCAAAAACTTTTTAGAGGAAACAAAGAGTAAATATTACGACGAAATCAAGTTGAGACCCGGCGTAACTCAGGAACAACAAAAAGCTATGGACTTTTTCAATAGATATAATAAGGAGCAACAACAAGCTGAGCAACAACATCAAATGTTTAAGGATAATACTAAAAAACTTTTCAGTGATGATTTCAAAGGTTTTGATATCAAAGTTGGTGAAAAGACATATAAGTATAACATTCAAAACAAAGATAAAGTTGCAGAAAACCAATCAAACATTAACAACCTAATCGGGAAGTTCCTAGATTCAAAAGGTAATGTTAGTGATACAAGTGGTTATCATAAAGCAATGTATGCTGCTGAAAACGTAGATAAAATAGCAGCTCATTTTTATGAGCAAGGAAAAGCTGATGCTGTTAAAGACGTTGTAAACAAATCAAAAAACCTAAGTGATACTAAAGCTAGATCAACTCAAGGTGATGTGTTTATTGGCGGTTTTAAAGTTAAAGCTATTTCTGGTGCTGATTCTACAAAACTAAAAATTAAAACAAAAAAATTTAACTAAAAAAACTTAAAATTATGAGTTTAACTCCTCAATTTGGTGGTATTGTACCAAGTCAGAAGCAAGAGCTTTTGGACTCAAACTACCTACAATTTAACACTGGTAACGCTGCAACTGGTGGTGACACTTTTGCACAACAGTATTTACCAGAAATATATGAACAAGAAGTAGAGCGTTATGGAAACAGAACGTTATCTGGATTCTTAAGAATGGTTGGCGCTGAAATGCCAATGACATCTGATCAAGTTATCTGGTCTGAGCAAAATAGATTACACATATCTTATGATAATTGTACTTTAGCTGGTGGTAACTTACAGATTAACCTTCAAACAAACGGTACTACTATTCAAAACGTTGTTTCTCCTAGAGCTACAATCGTTGTTTTAGATACAGTAACTGGTGCTGAAGAAAAATGTTTAGTAACTGATTCTCAGACAACCACTGGTGTTCTTACTATACAACCTTATACTGTTGCTACTCTTGCTGGATTTACGTCTGGTTCTTTGAAAGTATTTGTATATGGTTCTGAATATCAAAAAGGTGGATCAATTTTAGCTGGCGCTGCAGGGGCTAACTCTGGAACTCAGTACGTAAGTGTTGAGCCTCAGTTTACACAATACTCTAACTCACCAATCATTATCAAAAGCCAGTACGTAGTATCTGGATCTGATATGGCTCAAATTGGATGGGTTGAAGTTGCTACTGAAGATGGTGCTTCTGGTTATTTATGGTATTTAAAAGCTGAGTCTGAAACAAGACTACGTTTTGAAGATTACCTAGAAATGGCTATGATTGAAGGTGAAAAAGTTGATGCTGTAGCTGGTTCTCCAATTACAACAGGAAAAGGTACTGAAGGTTTATTTGCTGCTATCGAAGGACGTGGTAATGTAAACGTTGGATTTACTGCTGCTGCTGGATTAGACGCTTTTGACGATATCTTAAAGAATTTAGATACTCAAGGAGCTATTGAAGAAAATATGTTATTCTTACAAAGACAAACTGCTCTTGATTTTGATGACATGTTATCTGCAATTTCTGGTGGAACTGCTGGAGGTACTGCTTTTGGATTATTTGAAAACTCTGAAGAAATGGCATTAAACCTAGGTTTTAGCGGTTTCAGAAGAGGTTCTTATGACTTCTACAAAACTGATTGGAAATACTTAAACGATGCTTCAACTCGTGGTGCTATCGACGGAATTAATTCTATCGAAGGTGTATTAATACCTGCTGGAACATCAACTGTATACGATCAAGTATTAGGAACTAATATCCGTAGACCATTCTTACATGTACGTTATAGAGCTTCACAAGCTGACGACAGAAGAATGAAGTCTTGGTTAACTGGTTCTGCTGGTGGTGCATTTACATCTACTTTAGATGCTATG